TGCGGCTCCATCGACTCGACGATCGCGGTTCGGATATCGGCCACGTTCTGATAGCCGGCCCACCAGTCGCGATGGAAGAAATCATTTGTGTTCGCGAGGATATGCGACAAATGGATCTGCGAATACCTCACTTCCTTTTCGATCGCGTTCAGGGTTCCCTCCTGCCGCATCGAACCCACGAAGCTAAGTAGATCGCCAGCGAATGAAGCCACCGCGCCCCACGGCCCGCCAGCGAATTTCCCCAGGATATTTCCCCATCCGCCGCCGCCACCGCCGCCACCGCCGCCACCTATGCCCAAAATATCGCCCATATCGATGCCGCCACCGCCGCCGCCCTTGCCGAAGATCCCGCCGATCGCCGAGCCGATACCCTTGATCGAGTCAAGGAGTCCACCGAAGCCCTTGCCGCCGATTAGATCTCCGATCGTGTCCTTGATGAAATCGCCGATCGCCGCAGTTGCCGGTTTCACAAACGTATCGATCATGCCCTTGATAAGCGAATCGAATAGCTCTTTTCCCTTAGTGATCAAGCCATCCAAAGCGCCCTTTGCGGGATCAACGAATAGACTCTTTACCGAGCCGCCGAGCGATTCGAGCAACTTCTTTCCCTTTTCGCCGAATGAGCCCTCGCCCTCCCAAAGCGATCCGGTTATATCCTTTGCAAATGATCCAAGCGCCGTACCAACGTTGGTAACCATAGTTCCGACATTCGTACCGATAGTCGTGCAAGCGCCCGTCGCAGCTTCAGCTAGCTTTCCGAAATTAATGGTTCCTGCGGTTTCAAGCGTACCGGTTGCCGTCTTCAGTTCATTGACATGGCCTGCAGCTTTCGGCACTTCGGTGCTGATGGTTGTCGTGGCCTTCTTCGTTTCAGCGTCGAGCGCCTTCGTACTGGCGATTGCGGCATCCAATTCCCCATACATCGGCGGAAGCGCAGCCGTAACGGATTTGACCGACGCCGCGCTTAGATTTGTATTCGCGGTCAACTTCTCCCATTCCGTGCTCATCTCGAAGCCCGCGGCCGCCGCCTTCTTCGCCGCGATTTCGAGCTGCACGATCTCTTTGACGAGCTTGTTATGCTCCTGCTGCGCGATGCGCAATTTCTCGATGATGATCTCGTCGTGAAATTTCTTGACTTCGGTTTTCGCGGCCTTGTGCTTCTTCCCGGTTTCCTCGACCTCGGCCCCGAGATCCGTGACCGCCTTCTTGCCGGATTCGGCCTTCCCGCCGGTCGCGGCGATCTCGACGCCCAGATTCTTGACTTCGGTTTTCGTAACCTTGACTGCCGCCGTCTGATCGTTCGCGGCCGCAGTCAAGCTCTCGGTCTTTTTCGCCGTATCGGTTGCCGCCTTGCCGGCATCGTTCCATGCGCCCTTGAGCGAATTCCAGATATCGCCCAGAAATTGAACGACCGGGCCAAAGACCTTTTCAGCAAGACCAGTAAACCATTTCCAGACCGCGACCACCGCGCCGGTAATCAGATCCCATTCGGCCTTCCAGATTGCCGTTAAAGCCGACCACACTTTAGATAGGAAATTAACGATCGGCTCCCAGTAATCCCCGAAAAGCCCCTTGAAGGCTCGCCAGACCCCGGTAACAGCATCGACAATCGAATTCCATACCGCCGACCATTTCTGCTCGACGCTATCCCAGATGCCGCTCAGGAACGCTACGATCTGATCCCAGTTGCTATAGACCCAGACGCCGAGCGCGACCAGCGCCGCGACTACGGCCGCGATCGCGACTGCCCAACCGGCGAGCGCCGCGACCGAAACGCCGACCGCGCCAGCGAGCGCCCCCAATACCGGCATCAATGCGGCGATCGCGGTTGCCATTTGCCCGGCAATGAGCAGAATCGGCCCGATTGCCGCGGCCATCGCGGCAAACGCGATAATCGCCGCCTGCAATGCCGGATCAAGCTGGCCGAATGCCTGGACGGCGGGGAGAATCCAATCGTTGACGAATTTCGTTCCGACTTCGATCAGCTTCGTCATCAGCGGCAACAGCGACGATCCGAGCGCGATCAGCACGGTATCGAGCGAACCTTTCATCTGCTCCCATGCGCCCGCAAGCCCGGTATTGAGCGTAGCCGCCATCTGCTTCGCCGCGCCCTCGGAATTCATCATCTGCTCAGTCATCGATGCCCAGGCTGGCCCGGCATTCTTGGTCAGCGTCGCGGCGGCCGATGCCGAAGCGTTATCGAAGATCGTAAACATAGACGCCGTATCGGCGCCTGATTTTTGCAACTGCAAAAAGATGTTATCGAGCGGCAGCATTTTGCCCGCCGCATCGGTTGTCGTGATGCCGAGCCGGTTCAGCTCTTCCTGCGCCTTTTTCGACGGATCGACGAGCGAGCCGATCATGCCGCGCAGCGAAGTGCCGGCCATATCGGCCTTGATTCCGGCGTTACCGAGAAGTGCGGTCGCTGACGCCAGCTCTTCTAGCGAGATACCGGCATTGTTCGCCGTCGCGCCGGCATACGTCATGGTTTTTGCCATGTCCGCAACCGAAATCGAGGAAGCCGCCGCGCCCTTCGCCATGACATCGGCAACCCGGCCCGCCTGGTCTGCGCCGAGCGAGAATTGCCCGAGCGTTTCAGTCGTGACCTCGGCCGCCCGCGCAACCGATAATTCGCCGGCGGCGGCGAGATCAAGCACGCCCGGCATCGCGGACATGATCTGCTGCGTGTTCATTCCGGCAGCCGCCAGATTGCCCATGCCCTCGGCGGCTTCCTGCGCGCTGTACTTCGTATCAGCGCCGAGCTTCATTGCGAGATTGCGCAACGTGTCAAGCTCCGCGCCGGTCGTGCCGGAAACGGCCGTGATCTTATTGAGCGACGATTCGAAATCGCTGGCCGAACTGATCGCCGCCGCGCCGATTCCCACAATCGGAACGGTCAGCGCCGCGGTCAGCGTGCCGCCCAGTTGCGTCATCGACTGACCGACTTCGCCTAATTTGTCCCATTTCTTTTTCTGATCGTCGATCGCGGCGCCAACGTCATCGCCGAATTTCTGCAAGCCCTTAACAGCTTCGTCGACCTTCGCCGCGATTTCGACATAGAGCGTACCGAGCGAAAGCCCGGAGCCCGCTATCCCGCCCACTACGATTTACCTCTCATATCAATAATCGGCACGCCCAACTGCCGGAACCGCTGCAATACTTGCTCGCCCGTCATCGGCTCGCGCTTCGCCGCCGCCCGCTCAGCCAGACGCTTCCCGTCGATCATGTACTTCCTCGGCTCATACTTGCCGTGCTTGGAATTGACCGCTACGAGCATGGCGACAATCCGCGCCGTGTACCAGTCGGCGCGGGTTTCGCGGCTATCCCGCGCCTCGATCAACACCGCGATTTCGCGCAGCGTCAGACCGCAGAACTCTGCTGCTGTAATTCCGCATCCGTCGCGGAGGACGGCCCAGAGCCCGAGCCATCGATCGAACGTCCATCGCGCCGGCGGCTCGGCGCTTTCGTAGGGCGCGGCTCGGCGCCAGGCGGTGAAACCGGAAGCGTTCCGGTCAGCGCTTTCACGATCGCGGGCATGAGCGCCGGCAAATCGTCGAGCCCGAACAACCGCGCCGCATCGTCGCGCGTAATATCCGGCTGCACGTGCAGCAAGCCCGCCCAGAGCACGTCGCGCACCTTGCCGAAGAGCTTGCCAGCGCCCGCGCCGCCCGCTTTGATCCCTTCGCCGAGCGCCCCCAGATCGCGGATATCCGAGAGCAGATCGCCCTCGGTTTCCTCCGCATACCGGATGAAGGCGAGCGCCTTGTAGCGCAACACCAGCTCGCGGCCGTCGAGCGTAACGGTAACGGCGGCGTTAACTAGATTCTCGGGCATTATGTCGGCTCAGTGTCGCTCAGCGTGATCGGCGTCGTGATGCGGAATAGCGGCGTGATGGTCTGCGGATCGTCGGCGTTCAACGCGCCGTACGTCATATCGCGAATGAACGCGCTGAATGTGCCGAACGATTCCCCGCCCACCGCCGACGAATTCCAGCGGATGTAGCATTCCCGCACATCCCCGGAAGTGAACAGGCCGACCAAGCCATCGGTCGAGTCGTCATGGCCCGCTAGCGCCGGATCGAAGATCACGGTTATCTCGCATTCGCCCGGATCTTTGAATCCTTGAATGTAATCGCGGTAGTCGCCGGCGTCGAGCGTTGTTACATCAACCTCTTCCGCCGTGACGGAGATATCGCCGATTTCTTGCACCTGCCCAACTGCGGTAAACGTGGGAGTTGCCCCGCCACCCTTAACAA